TTTCTGCCATAATTATTCAGGTGGTTGTGTAATTGCGTCACTTAATGCATCAATTCTACCTTGAGCATCAGGATCTTTTGAAGCATCCATCAATGGTGTAGATGCTAGTTGACCTGCTTGATCTGTTAGAGATTGAGTAGCATATTCCTGTTGTTTTTGCTGTAGATCTTGCTGTAATTGTTCAGGTGTTTTAATTAGATTTAATACATCTATACCTTGAGCTGCAGCTAATCTCTTAATAGCTTCACTAGGATCTACAAACTTCATCAATGCTTCTGGACCTAATGTCTGAGCTATAGTTTGAATGAATGTAGTAAGTGCTTCTCTATCTTGTCCTCTACCTAGAGCATTAACTCCAGCTACTATCTTAGGACGTACTAGATCTTTAGGTAATTTAGGTAGCTGATTGCTACGCTGTAGTACTAGCAACGTTCGGTTTAAATATGGTACAAGGAATTCAATAGTCAACAAACTGAAGAGACCTCCAAGCTGTTCATTTAATTCCTGTTGTGTCATCCTAACTTCTTCTGCTGTAGTACGTTCGCTATCCCTTACATTAAGTACAAGGAAAGCTTCTAGTATTCTTCTTTCTATTTGCTGTGCAAGTTGTGCAGCTGTAGCAAAGTCAGCTGTCTTACCTACTTGAACAACTCCTACATCTTCTGGTCTACCTTGTATGATAGCACCATTGCCAGCCTTGGATAAGGTTTGTGGTTTAGTTGTAGCTGAAGGTGACACTAGGAAGATAACTTTAGATGCTACACTAGCACCCTCTACAAGGGACTGTGATAGCCCATCAAGTGATCTTAGGTCTCCTATAAACTCTTCTACTCTACCACGTCCGTAGTCCTCTCCATCGACTGTATTAAAACGAAGAACTAACCAAGGTGAGGCAGACTTCGGTGCTGTGCTACGGCTATTAGGAAGTATAATACCTTCTGCTTCCTGATACCAAACCCAACGACCACTCTTCTCATCTAGTTTAACGCAAGTGTATACTTCTACGTCGTCTTCTTCTGAACCTGTTTTATACCCATCATCACCAGGTGCATTAGGTATTGGTTCAGGCAGTTCAGCACCTAAAACCTTTCTACTAATTAATTCTTTAGTAACTATTTCTATTAAGTTTCCGTTACCATCTCTGTTTACAACATACCTTTGTAATGGGAAATGTTTTAGACCATCCTTACCCATAAAGATAAGAGCATTACCTGATACAATCAGATGTTTTAATGCTTGATGAACTACAACTCTATCACTTGATGCAGCGATGTAATCCATTACCATTCTCTCCATCTTAGAGAAAGATAAGTCTAGCTCACTTCTCATTGATGGATCTAGTTCCTCTCCTAACTTATCATCTCTGACTTGTAGTTTAAAGAAACTAGTTTGTGGAGGGAGCATAGCTAACATTAGTTTAGCTGCTAAAGTTACAACAGCTTTGGCTCCAACTGATTGCCAAGGCTGTACTAAACTTTTAGTGTTCCCTCTTTGTCTAAGGTCATGTTGTACTAAGTATGGTAAGGTAAGTTCTGAGCACTCAACAGCTACATCAAGAAATTGTGATCTTCCTGTAGATAGTTTAGAGTATCTCTCCTTTGCCTTCATCATACGTTAAGTCCTCCACCACCTGCACCTGCACCAGGATTTAATGGTATTTTTAATGAAGCTGTACCTGTTTTCTTAGCTCCAGCTGGTCCTGTTTTCTTTTTACTTGTTCCGTATTGTACTCCTGATACTTCATCGGGATCAAGTAAGTCTCTTTCATCAGGTAATTCTCTTACTTGTTCAGCTGATGTAGCTGTATTCCTTATCCTTGGTTGGATAGGAGGAGGTGGTGGTAATGGAGTTGATTTGCGTCCTCTTCTACACATTAGTCTTCATCTAATAGTTGTTTTATATATTGTACCACGCTTTCTTGTCCAGCTCGGTACATGATGGATGGAAGTTGTTCTTTAGGATGTACAGGTTGCCA